TTACCTGCTCTCAAAGGCTTGATGTTACCTGTACCAAAGGTTGTTTCTCGTAGCACGTTAACATTCGTAGGTGTTACCGGCTCTGATCCTGCACCACCTGACAAAGTAAACTCAGCACTTGTAGTCAATAACTGCAAGAATCTAGCTGGTAAAAGATGCTTAATCACGTTAACTTGATCTGATGCTATCGTTACATTTATCGCATCATCATCATTTGTACCAGGTGTATGGTTCTCAAAGTCAGCAGATACACTGCCAAAAATAGTCTGTGGCTGACCTGTTGTACCAGCGAAATACAATCTTTCCTCATAAAAACCAATAGCTCTAGGATACCCTTGATCCCCACCAAAAGCACCTAAAGACCATAGCTTTGTCGCATTAGCTGCACCAACAACATGATCTGGCAAAACACCTGTGTCATTCTTAACTGTAGCTGTAACAACAGTTGCACTAGTAAATGCAGTAATCTCTAAGTATCCAGTGCCATCATGCTTGTATTCCCAATCTAACGCACCATATGTTTCAGTGCCCTCTAAGTGTACTGGTGGTGTATTTCCTGATGTTTGCGTGCTACCTGTCACTTGCTCATACACATGACCATTATAACGAACAGTAACACCATCTGCATAACTTGTAGACGCAGCCCATTCGTCATGATGTATCTCTAATATCTCACGAAATCTAATCAATCTTCCTACATCAGCATTAGTAAACAAACTGGCAGAAGCTGTAATGGTTACAGAGCCTGTGTCTGCTGAAGCATATAATGTTGTGCTAGTTATGTTTTCATCTAACCAAGGACCATCTGTAAAATCAATATCTGTTAATGTCCATGACGTATTGCTTGTTCTTGTGAGTTTTGCAGGTGCATGGCTCTCTTGTGCTAAATACAAAACATCTGCTGATTGTGCATAATTAATCGTAGATAGCTGTGCAGTTGTATAAGTCGTTGTAACTTCTACTATTTCCCCAACTGTGCCACCACTTGTGTATGTTGTAAAAGCAGAACTATCAATACCACTTAACTGAAATGTATTTGTAGTAACACCTGCAACAGTAAATTCTCTGTTGTTTACTTCTGTCATGCCACTGACACTAGCTATGAATACTCTATCGCCATTGCTTAGACCATGTGAGTTAGCTGTGACTACTGCTGGATTAGCCTTTGTTATGGCTGTTATAGCTGTGGTAGCTTCTGTGACCAAGCCACCATCTTTAAATATACGAATATAATTATTACCAAACTCCAACACATAGGCTTGCGTATCACTGAACTCAAAGTTGATTAGTCTTACTTGACCACCATCTTTTGTTGTTCCTGCGTAATATGTGCCTGGTCTTCGTGTTGTACCTCCCTGTGGAAATACAATCATATTGCTTAAATCTTTTACAGCTTCATTATATTTCTGTAAGTCTATTCTACCTTCTAGCCTAGGAGATATTTCACCTGCCCTAAAGTTGGTGATAATAGACGATACTCTAGCCATATTAGAACCTTGCGTTAGTAAAAGTATCTGCCTGTATTTGTTCTGGATAACCCTCTAGTGCATCCATACCTCTAGCTTCACTTAATCTTGCTTGATACAAAGAATACATTGATTGAGCTAAAGCATTACTACCAGTTATGGCATAGGCTGTTTCTGCTGCAAGTTTATGTGCAATCGTGCTACTTAACAAAGGATCGAATTGCTCTGTATCTGTTACCCTAGATAAATAAACTATAGAACAAGTGCCTTCATTGGAAAGTATCTTCCTGCCTTCTATCTTATACATTACATTGCTATCGTAAGCTGCAACTTCATTATTGACGTTTGAGTTCCAAAAAGAAATAACCCTCAAGCAATAAGGGTCTGTAGGCAATGTATATTGATAGGTAAATCCGAATGGTGGTGCATCACTGTCTCTTGCTAATGTTGCTCTTGATATAGCTACATTCCAAGGGTGCGACCTTATCACAGCATCTCTTACTGTTTCAAATCTTCTATTACAAAGTCGTGCTTCTTTAGAGTTTTCCGTTAATGCAGTTATTGTCGCTGCACCAAGTAAATCCATAGCTTCATTACAAATATCTACTACTGACGGCATATCAAACTCCTAAAGGTAAGGAGCAGATAAACTGCTCCCTACTAATATTTTAGTTTACAACATACTCTATGATGTATGACATATCACCTGCTGTACCACCTGTGGCAGAAAAAGTTACTGCAACGTAGTAGTATCCACCAGGATCGGCTGATGCACCTGCATCTTCCCAAACCTGTTGTCCAATAGTGTTAATATTGGCAGCTTCAGTTCTTACATCAGTCATAGCACCTTCGTCTGCGACTAAAGTTGCATATACATCTTCGTCAACGACTGTGCCATTTGTTTGATATAAACCTACATTAAATGTGCATGATCCACCTAAAGCATCTGATGCAATCTTTAGTGATGCGATAGATGCGTTACTAGGTATTGGTGCAAGCATAACAATGTCATTGTCTGTGCTATCACCAGCAGCTAATGCGACTGTACCTTGAGCAACACGCAAAACGCCATGTAGCTCGTGGGCATTACTTGCAACTTGAGGACTAGCTTCAAAGTTAGCTACAAGTGTTGTATTTTTTGTAGTCATTTATTCACTCCCTTCCTTAAGCTGATTCATCACAATCGATTTGTACTACTTTGGATTCTTCCATTCTAGTAGCACCAATGCTCATGCAGTAGTAAACTTGAGTAGCATAACCTTTGTCTGCTCTCTCATCTATTCTTGCAGAAACATCTTTTCCGACACCTAAAGCAATACCATCTTCTGCCCAAGCAAAACATGATCTGATATTAGATGCAATCGATAGTCTGTTTGTTACAATGAATTTGAAACCCATGAATGTGTCCACTTCACCTTGAACAAGTGCCTTAACTGTATTAAAGTCAGAACTTGTTACTGAAGTAGTTCCAAGTAATGCTTCAATTTGGTTAGGACCAACTGCTATATATCTTGGTATTGATGGGTCAACGTCAGCTAAATCTAAAATCTTTTTAGCTTCAATTAACTTGGCAATAGACATATCGGCACTACCATTTGCAATCTGATTACCAGCAGCAAACGCAGTAGATGTTGAGCCTGTTTCACCTGTAAAAGATGTTCCAAGTGCAGCAGAGATGATAACGTCATCCATTGCTCTTCCCATTGCAGCGGCAGCAGCCATTGCATAAGAAGATGTAGGATCGATTAACATTCTAACCTTATCTTGGTCATCAATTAAATCGGCATATTCATAGTCAGCTAAACTCACCCTACGTCTTGCGTGAGGTGTGTCCATCTGTGGTGTGTCGGCATGACGAGTTGTACGCAACTGAGCTGTAGCAACGCCTACCTGGTCGAAAAAAGCATTCTTTCCAGTAATATTCTCCACACGAACTGCATCTCTTAGACGGCTTCCCATCTGTTGAGATAGCATCTGCACGTTAGCAGAATACTGTTGGACAAATGCCGTAGTTACTGATGTTGACATTTAAGTCTCCTTCGTAAAAGTTACATTTGATTTAGTTTGCAGCGTGCTACCCTTTACGGACACTCCTAGTTTTTTGAGCCAACTTTAGGCTATCGTCTTTCCGATTGTCTTGAGGACTTGTTGCCAAGCTACCCTGCATAACCCATTCGTAATATATATCAGCAAGTTTATCTGGATGCAACAAATCTCTTTGTGTACCAAATTCAACTGCAAGCCGTAAACATTCCAAACGGATTTCTTCTTGAGAGAGTGATTCATTATCCATGAATATATCCCATCAATTCTTGCATACGTTCAATAGCACGCTGTCTTCCTACAGGATCCTTCCTATTCCAATAAGCGTGTGTCTTGTCGTTCATAATTGAGTCAACTTCCTGTTGTGCCATTTGTGGTGTGTAAGCTCTGTTTACAGCATTATCAGATACAGTATCTTCGCTTGTAACAGTAGACTTAAACTCACCCATAGCAGCAAATGCTTTGATAAAAGCTGGATGATTGCCAATTAATGTACCATCTTCTAGCTTCATCTGTAGCAAATCACTACCACCAAACTGATCCACAACTTCTTTTGCAGCCGTTACCTTTTGCTCAAAAGCTGGACCCCATTCTCTTTGAAGTTCTGCTGCTGTTTGTTCTGCCTGTTGCTCTGCTTCCATTTGCATAGCTTCTGAACTTTGTGCAACTGTGCTCTTGTAATAATCCAAAACACCTTGTGCTTGCTGTGGTGTTAGTCTTAAAGTATGAGCAATATCTGCATATTGTTTAGCTACATCTTCAGTAATAACATTGCCATCAACCGGTAACTCATAACCTTCTGGTGTCTCTGGTCTGCCTAACTTACTGTAAATGTTATCTAAATCTTCGTCTGTTGGATTCTTAGGCAACGGAATCTTATCACTGCCTATTAATCTCTGTGCGTTTACATAGCTCCTTGCTAGATTACCAACGTCTTTGATTGGTGATAAACTTGGATGCTCCCTTAATTCTTCTGGTATCATTTCAATGAAACTGTTACCAGACCCACCTTGTGCAACTTCAGCAGGTGTTTCCATAACTGAAGGCTGTACTGGTTCGGCTACCTGTTCAGCAACTTGTTCTGACATATTTACTCCTCTTTTAACATATTATAAATGTGTAGTATGACTGCCCTTTTACCTTCTTCAAAGGCTGTAGCATTGGCATCTCCAGCTACATAACTTGAAGCACGCCAATTACAACGTAACTCCAAATCCTCCAAAACTTTCTTCCCAGCATTGTCTTCAAATGTATCTTTATACATAACCTTAAGCTGTGCTATCTGGTCATTCATTTGCACCCACCATTCTTACAGCTTGTGCAGCCTGACCTACAGTAGCAACATCTTCTTGTTCCATTTGTCTTTCCATCTGCTCTTGCTGCATCATTGCACGCTGTTCTCTTTCTTCATCAACGGCTGACTGTGACTT